ATGCTAACTCCATACAAAAGAGCTGATGTAGAATTCGAATGGATTAGTGATCTAGAAGAACAGGGTTGTTTTTCAAAAGTATATCTGGCTCATGACAGACACCTAGCTCATGACTTGGTGATTAAAGAAATAGAAAAAAAAGAAAACACTAACCACGACGACTACTTTAATGAAGCAAGGCTTCTCTATAAACATGCACATCCAAATATTGTGCAAGTTCAGTATGCTGCTCAATGTGAGAGCAATATCTATATAGCCATGCCATTTTATCATAATGGTTCGCTAAACCAATTAATGAAAAAAAATAATCTTACAAGCAGGGAGATAATACGGTATTCCATTCAATTTTTAAGTGGACTTTATCATATACACTCAAAAGGTCTTATGCATTTTGATATAAAACCTAATAACATTATGATATCAAACAGAAATGAGGCCATGCTATCTGACTTTGGATTATCTCAGTTAGTCAATGAGGAATCGAGAGCTGCGCCTGAGTTTGGATATCATTTTCATGTGCCACCGGAATATTTTTCTTTATCAACAAATGATTATAATTTCACATATGACATATATCAGGCAGGATTAACCATATATAGAATGTGTGTTGGACATGATAATTTTGAAAGAGAAAGATCTGCATTTAGCACGATTGAACAACTCAGAGAGTCGATAATTAATGGCTGCTATCCATTAAAAGAGTATCCTCCCCATATACATAAAAAATTAATAACAATAGTGAACAAATGCATTCATGTAGATCCAAATGAAAGATATCAATCCGTACTAGATGTACTAAACGATCTCTCAGCTATAAGTGATGGCGTTCTTGACTGGCGTCTACAGATGACGAAACCAACTAACGGCACATGCGAATGGCAAAAAAAGTCTGGGGACGCTATACTGTCTATAGTTTTTGACGCAGAAAATTCGTCTACTACTGGTTTTCGTTTATACGATGATGGGCGGAAAAGGCGTGCTACGAACTTAACAATATCCTCAGGATGTACCCCTACAAAACTGTATAGGTTATTAAAGGATAACTGATCATGAAAAAGCGCGAGGAAGTAAGCAAGCTGCCTCGCAGACGTGATGCAGCATTAGCGGTTCCCTACAAAAAAGATGAGTTCATAAGTCCTTCTGATGACAAAAAATTTTCAAAGGCGAAAAGTTTTACATCTACATCTCTAAAAGATAAATACTTTAAAATCTAGCCCGGCCTCAGCGCCGGGTTTTCTTTGCCTCACGTTCGCCCACCTAAAAAACATAACCAATTGTATTTATTGATGTAACTCGCTAAACCATGCAGTTATGATCCCTGCCGCATAACCTTCATCAGCCACATTTTCAAAAATAAATTTCCTTATATATCAGAATCATACTTCGTAGAGTTAATAAATCACCAAAATTCGTACCAATAGTTCTTGATAATGTCGAACTATTGGTTCATTATTATCGTCGTCAGCAGGACGCATTACTCACCAGGGCGGTGAATATACAACGATTCGAATATGAATCTACGGCGCTGACAAAGCGCAATAACCAAAGTGAACTTTGGGGTGTGGTGAAGGGTTCATGGACGGGAATATGTCGCACGTAAAGCGGCGAGGCCTGCGGGACTATTGCCGAATTGAAGTAGGCCGAAACAGGTCGAAATGGGTCTCCCACCTACCACACCACCAAAGTTCATCAGGAGGTCTATATGACACGCAGAACTCAGTTCAAAGGCAATTCACGTTCTCGTCGTCGTGAGCGTTTAAAGGCAAAGGCATTAGCTAACGGCGTGCTGGCCCGCGAAGAAGCAATAAGTTCAGAAGTATTACACCGCCCTACTCTAAGTAGAGCGCAGATTCAGGCTAAAGGTACTCACGAAACGCCTGAGCGCATAGAAGACGCTAAGCCAATTAAGTTCATGGCACAGGACGTGATCTGGCAACAGAAAGAATACAGACGCAATCTGGAGCGAGCGGCCATTGTGTACGCGAATGAGTTTGGACATAAGCAACCAGAAACTGGTGTATGTCTTCCAAACGTAGCTCTTTACGCGGCAGGCTACCGGAAATCAAAACAACTGACAGCAAGATGACTTGTGTTGGTCGCCAGAAAATGAAATTAGGCAGCAAACCACTTATTTGAGGTGAGATATGACAAAATCATGGAGCGTACCTTTTCCTGAATCAGAAACTGAACATGATGGAATGCCTGTTTTCTGGAGATTCCAGGCGACAGTTGAAGAAGATGGGATAAAAATATTCGCACTTCAATATATAGCTTTTCATCAGACAGAGCATTATGCATGGTTGGTTCCTGCGCATTGGATTGTTAATTTTAAACCAGCACCAAATCAGTGGTTACAGGAATGGAAACAAAAGAGAAATAGATATGCAATTAAGAAAGTAGCAAAAAATGCAGAAAGATCTTTTGCATTCCCAACGAAGAAACTTGCCATTGAAAGTTTATTGCGCCGGAAGAAATACCATTTAATGAGAATCAAACAAGATTTGGCTGTTGTATCAACTCTTGTTGATGGGATGAAGAATATTGATACATCAATACCAGATATTGAATATAACTTTGGACACAACCAAGAAACAGAAAATTGGGTATTTTATTAGTACGAATAAGCACTGTGTATTCATTCCAGCGAGTGAATACACGGAGCAATGTCGCTCGTAACTAAACAGGAGCCGACTTGTTCTGATTATTGGAAATCTTCTTTGCCCTCCAGTGTGAGGGCCTTTTTATATGCATACCAATAACGCTTCACTCGAGGCGTTTTTCGTTATGTATAAATAAGGAGCACACCATGCAATATGCCATTGCAGGGTGGCCTGTTGCTGGCTGCCCTTCCGAATCTTTACTTGAGCGAATCACCCGTAAATTACGTGACGGATGGAAACGCCTTATCGACATACTTAATCAGCCAGGAGTTCCAAAAAATGGATAAAACACTTATGGCTATCCAGACTAAATTCACTATCGCCACTTTTATTGGCGATGAAAAGATGTTTCGTGAAGCCGTCGACGCTTATAAAAAATGGATATTAATACAGAAACTGAGATCAAGCAAAAGCATTCACTACCCCCCTTTCCTGTTTTCCTAATCAGCCTGGCATTTCGCGGGCGATATTTTCACAGCCATTTTCAGGAGTTCAGCCATGAACGCTTATTACATTCAGGATCGTCTTGAGGCTCAGAGCTGGGAGCGTCACTACCAGCAGATCGCCCGTGAAGAGAAAGAGGCAGAACTGGCAGACGACATGGAAAAAGGCCTGCCCCAGCACCTGTTTGAATCGCTATGCATCGATCATTTGCAACGCCACGGGGCCAGCAAAAAAGCCATTACCCGTGCGTTTGATGACGATGTTGAGTTTCAGGAGCGCATGGCAGAACACATCCGGTACATGGTTGAAACCATTGCTCACCACCAGGTTGATATTGATTCAGAGGTATAAAACGAATGAGTACAGCACTCGCAACGCTGGCAGGGAAGCTGGCTGAACGTGTCGGCATGGATTCTGTCGACCCACAGGAACTGATCACCACTCTTCGCCAGACGGCATTTAAAGGTGATGCCAGCGATGCGCAGTTCATCGCATTGCTGATCGTCGCCAACCAGTACGGTCTTAATCCGTGGACGAAAGAAATTTACGCCTTTCCTGATAAGCAGAACGGCATCGTTCCGGTGGTGGGCGTTGATGGCTGGTCCCGTATCATCAATGAAAACCAGCAGTTTGATGGCATGGACTTTGAGCAGGACAATGAATCCTGCACATGCCGGATTTACCGCAAAGACCGCAATCATCCGATCTGCGTTACCGAGTGGATGGATGAATGCCGCCGCGAACCATTCAAAACCCGCGAAGGCAGAGAAATCACCGGACCGTGGCAGTCGCATCCCAAACGGATGTTACGGCATAAAGCCATGATTCAGTGTGCCCGTCTGGCCTTCGGATTTGCTGGTATCTATGACAAGGATGAAGCCGAGCGCATTGTCGAAAATACCGCATACACTGCAGAACGTCAGCCGGAACGCGACATCACTCCGGTTAACGATGAAACCATGCAGGAGATTAACACTCTGCTGATTGCCCTGGACAAAACATGGGATGACGACTTATTGCCGCTCTGTTCCCAGATATTTCGCCGCGACATTCGCGCATCGTCAGAACTGACACAGGCCGAAGCAGTGAAAGCTCTTGGATTCCTGAAACAGAAAGCCTCTGAACAGAAGGTGGCTGCATGACACCGGACATTATCCTGCAGCGTACCGGGATCGACGTGAGAGCTGTCGAACAGGGGGATGATGCGTGGCACAAATTACGGCTCGGCGTCATTACAGCTTCAGAAGTTCACAACGTGATAGCAAAACCCCGTTCAGGAAAGAAATGGCCTGACATGAAAATGTCCTACTTCCACACCCTGCTTGCTGAGGTTTGCACCGGTGTGACTCCGGAAGTTAATGCCAAAGCACTGGCCTGGGGAAAACAATACGAGAACGACGCCAGAGTCCTGTTTGAGTTCACCTCCGGCGTGAATGTTACTGAATCCCCGATTATCTATCGCGACGAAAGTATGCGTACAGCCTGCTCTCCCGATGGTTTATGCAGTGACGGCAACGGCCTTGAACTGAAATGCCCGTTTACCTCCCGGGATTTCATGAAATTCCGGCTCGGTGGTTTCGAGGCCATAAAATCGGCTTACCTGGCCCAGGTGCAGTACAGCATGTGGGTGACGCGAAAAGATGCCTGGTACTTTGCCAACTATGACCCGCGTATGAAGCGTGAAGGACTGCATTATGTCGTGGTTGAGCGGGATGAAAAGTACATGGCGAGTTTTGACGAGATGGTGCCGGAGTTCATCGAAAAAATGGACGAGGCACTGGCTGAAATTGGTTTTGTATTTGGGGAGCAATGGCGATGAAGCATCCTCACGATAATATCCGCGTAGGCACGATCACTTTCGTCTACTCCGTTACAAAGCGAGGCTGGGTATTTCCCGGCCTTTCTGTTATCCAAAATCCACTGAAAGCCCAGCGGCTGGCTGAGGAGATAAATAATAAACGAGGGGCTGTATGCACAAAGCATCTCCTGTTGAGTTAAGAACGAGCATTGAGATGGCACATAGCCTTGCTCAAATTGGAGTCAGGTTTGTGCCAATACCAGTAGAAACAGACGAAGAATTTCATACGTTAGCCGCATCCCTTTCACAAAAGCTGGAAATGATGGTGGCGAAAGCAGAAGCAGATGAGAGAGACCAGGTATGACAACCACTGAATGCATTCTTCTGGCAGCGGGCTTTATATTCTGTGTGCTTATGCTTGCCGACATGGGACTTGTTCAATGACACCTCAGCAAGAAAACGCCCTTCGCAGCATTGCCCGTCAGACTAATTCTGAAATCAAAAATGCCAGACAGCAGTTTCCGGATAAAAACGTCGATGACATTTGCCGTAGCGTACTGAAGAAGCACCGCGAAACGGTAACGCTGATGGGATTCACACCGACTCACTTAAGTCTGGCAATCGGTATGTTAAACGGCGTCTTTAAGGAACGGTGAACATGAAAAGCAAAATCATCAGGGAGCTACAGGCTCCTTTTTTATTATTCGCATTCACCCTCAAGCGTATTAACCAACAATTCAGGGATTAATGAAAGATGGCAGATATCATTGATTCAGCATCAGAAATTGAAGAATTACAGCGCAATACAGCAATAAAAATGCGTCGCCTGAACTACCAGACTGTATCCGCAACTCATTGTTGTGAGTGTGGCGATCCGATAGATGAACGAAGACGCCTGGCAGTTCAGGGTTGTCGGACTTGTGCAAGTTGCCAGGAGGATCTGGAGCTTATCAGTAAACAGAGAGGTTCGAAGTGAGCGAAATTAATTATCAGGCACTGCGTGAAAAGGCAGAAAAAGCAACTAAAGGAAGCTACATCGTAGGGCATACATCTGTTAACCAGCACGGCAATTTAACAGGAGTTTTTGTTTGCCAAAAATGGAAAGGAGAACCCGGTGGCGTGATTGCGGAATGTCATGTTAACTGCCTGATTGAATCAGATGCTCAGGCTTATGCAAACGCTGAATTCATAGCAGAGGCTAACCCGGCTACCGTGCTGGAACTGCTGGATGAACGGGAAAGAAACCAGCAATACATCAAACGCCGCGACCAGGAGAACGAGGGGATTGCGCTTACGGTTGGGAAGCTGCGTGTTGAGCTTGAAGCAGCAGAGAACAACCTTATTGATAGTGAATGCCATGTTGCTGAACTGGAAGAAGCTCTACGCGATAAGCTGGCGTTACTTGAAGCCTCAGAAAAGCGCAACGCAAAATTACAAAGCGAGAATGCATACATCCGCAACCGGTACAAAGAACTGGACCTATTAATCGGGAAAAACATTCTGGTCATGCAGGCTGCCATTATCGAATGGCAGGCAACTGGCGACGCTAAGAGCGGACTAGCATGGATTTATAACACACTGTTTGGCCCTGGCGAATTACCGGACGAATCTGAGAAAGATGCCCAGGCCTACTTTAATCGCAAATATGCACCGATTGACGAAAAGCTTATGGCGCTTCACAAGTGGTTTTGGGAACAAAGTGAAGCCAAGCGCGCCGCTGGCATTCGCATCAAAGGAGAGTGAGATGGCGTTAACACACCGAGAACTCTGTCAGATTGCGTACAAGTTCCTTAAGCGCAACGGGTTCAAGGTTTGCTTTCATGACCGCTTTATAGCCGTAACCAGTACCGGAGAACAGCCAGATGCTATGGGATTCAGAAATTCAGCATCATGCCTGATAGAGGCGAAGTGTTCTCATGCTGACTTGTTGGCAGATAAAAAAAAGCGTTTCCGTAAAAATCCGTCTCTTGGAATGGGCGACTGGCGATTCTTTATTAGTGAGCCGGGAATTATTTCAATTGAGGATTTACCACCTGGCTGGGGATTACTTCACGTTGTTAACGGAAGAGTACGGAAAGTACATGGGTGGCCCAAGGGTAATTGCTGTTGGGGTAATCCTGACGATAAGCCATTTACTGGGAATAAGCAGGTTGAATGCGATTACATGTTATCTGCATTAAGGCGCATGGAGTTGAGAGGGCACCTTAATGAAATATATGACGGTGTGATTGTTAATAAGAAAGAAGGAAACGCGGCATGATCACTATTACCAAAGGGCGACTGCTGACAATCAAACAGTGGCGCGAAACATACGGACCTGGTAGCAACGTTGTACTGCCAGCAGAAGAAGCGGAAGAACTGGCACGAATTGCTCTGGCAGCGCTGGAAGCCGAGCCGATAGGTTTCCGTTGCAGGCGCAATGATAACCTTGGTGATTGGAGTTACGTATATCATCGAGAGCCAGATGATTTTGAGCGCAAACATTTAGTGATAGAGGGCATTTACGCCGCCCCTCCAGCACCAGTAGTACCGGAAGAAAAACCAATGCCTAATCCTCTTAGCATGTACGCGGTTGATGCTGTTGCCGCTATTGCAGAGGTGAGAGGCTGGAACGCCTGCCGTGCCGCTATGCTTCAGTCCGGAAACTTTCGGGAAAACAAGAATTCGTCAACCAATAATTTTCGGGAAATCGCGGAAACGTCAACCAACTATCCGGTAATTCCTAGTGAGGTGTTGTCCGCAATCCTGAAGGTTGCCAAGATTCGTGCCGATGTCGATGATTTTGACGGTGACAGGCGAGGTATCGGTGATTGTCTGGATGAGGCTGAGCAAGAGCTTATCGTTACCATTAACAAATATGCCAGTCAGTTGGCAGTAGAGCCGGTAGTACCTGATGACGTTCGAGTGCAGACAGCCGTTCCGCCAGCTCCGGTAATACAGGCTGATATCGCGCAATCAATTGAAAATCTCAAGCAGAAGTTAGTGGAATGCAATCGCTATAACTACTGCGCAGATGCAGTTAAGGGCGTAGAGGATGCCTGCCGCGCTGCCATGCTTAAGGGAGATAAATCATGATTAATCGTACCAAGCTGGAGCACATCCTCGAATATGCCAGACAGCAGAGGCATACTGGTCAGCATTGTAAAATTCCACCAGGGGATATGGTTGAAATCATGGAGATTGCCATGCGCAAGGCTGGCAATTCTCCGGTAACTACGGATGGCTGGATAAGCTGTAGTGATCGAATGCCTGAAAAGGGCCAGAACGTGCTTATTTCGGTGAATTTCGATAGCTCTCTGGTTGAACCGCTAATATGCTCCGCACGCTATACCGGAAGCACCTTTCGGCGTGGGCAGATAACGGTTACGCCTGGTAATGGTATTGATGGTAATGGTATTGAACAGGCCACACACTGGATGCCGCTACCGGAGCCGCCGCAGGAGGTGAAGTAATGAACAACTTAATGACAACTAAACAAGTCGCTGATTTCTGTGGCGTTTCAGTATCGACAGTTCTTCGCTGGAACAGCGTAAACAGGAGAACTGGCCAGAAATACAGGCCTGACTTCCCAGATCCTGATATTAAATCCTGCCCAAATAAATGGGCATCACGCAAGATATACAGGTTTGCGGGAGTTATTGAGTAATACGTATTCGTTCAGATGTGAGTTAACACATCTATGGCACAGAGCTAAACCTAATCAGACTGTCTACTCTGTGCCTGAAGTAGATGTTGCAAATACCACCAGCGAAGCACCAAAATTAATGGTGCAGGATGATGCAGATAATTCTGATGAAAACACCCAGAATTTGTTACAATAAGTACATAGTATTAAAGTTTTTTATGAATGTCTAAATGTAGCTTATTCAGAGGTGATAATGGGTGCCAATGGTTTACTAGCAGTCTTCGCCATACTTATTGCTTGGTATACTCTCTTAACGGATGAGAGACGTGTTGATTTAAGGTTACGCATATCTAAATTTAATTTAGTATTCATTATCTTTTTTATATCAACAATATTAACAGTTATATATTCTAAGGTTTTGCTAAGTGTTTTCCCGATAAAACCGATCCCTTGGATACTCGGTTTTAACGAAGATACATTGGCTTTTACTTGTCTTTGTATCATAATTATATTTTTTGGAATTAAAGTACAGGGCAAAATACTACCAAAAGCAAACCTTACCTGTTGGATCAGTGTTTCAGAAACATATCTGCGCGCAAAAAAAATAGAACAACTAGGATATCTTTTTGATAAATATCACGAGCAGCTATTCAATATAATCAGCAATAAAAAATGGTATGTTCGCGTACATAATTACTTAGCCCCTTCATTATCTCCCATTGAAATGGATGAAGAGAAGGTAAAAAAATTACGATTCAAAAAAGTCAGGAGATTTCTGTCAAAGTTTTTCCCTTATGAAGACAAAAGACAAAATGATATTCAATTAAATATATCCAATCTTCTGAAATCAAAGGTTTTTTCACATTATCTAATTGATACTTACCCTCACGTAGCTATGAAGGCCACCTGCTTACAGCTTAGATATAATTGTGAGTATAATACAAATTTCTTTACGTATTTAATATCTAACCCAAACAGCATTATGTATAGGGAGTTACGAGACAACCAAAATCGTTCATATACAGGGGAGTATGCACTCGACGAAAGTAATGCCTTGCTTAATTTTTATTTAAATGATATTCGCATGGCGATAGATTTAGAAATATGGAAACCTGTGGGTAATTATGTCATTAGCTACATAAAAAAACAAAAAGGGAGTTCTTGCTTTTACAATCATCCAGATAATTACTATTCAAGTAGTGATGAGCGTTGGGAATGCCCAATCTTCGTTGGATTGACGTTTTTCGATGTTATGGTATCTACAGCAATATTCAAACGCTCAAAAAACAATATGTGGCTCATGTATTATCGTTGTTTCCTAAAGGAAATACTTGAGAGCTATGAAAAATCTAGCAGCATAGATGTAAATAGAGAGTTCCCCATGCGATTTGATTATTTAATATATGAGCTAATCAGCCGTTGTAATATATGGGCAGGAGCAACAGAACACCTCAATTATGATAACTGGACAACAGAAGATAAAGAGCAATCTCCAGAGTTCTTTGCCTCTAAAACCTTGGGGGAAATGATGTATCTGATTATTACTTCAGAAAAAATGCATAACAATCAAAAGACATATCTTTTAGAAATCATTATTAAAAGAATGGACTCTCTTGATAAAAAGAAGAAATCTGCTTACTCCAAGGAAATCTTCAACAATCTTATCCGAGCATTCTCCCCTGCTTCCATTGATATAAATGCAGTAAATAAATTACGGCAACTTTATACAGGTGTTGATCATGTTCTAAAAAACAAAAATTCAACTTTTGAAGTTGAACTATCAAAATATCCTGACCAATAATGATATATTTATCCATCACCTGCTTATATTGCAGGTGGTATCCTGAACCCAGTTGATCTATCAGTCAAAAAGTTAATCGTATAGCGTTCAAATATAAGAATAATGGCAGCTCTCGCTTTACGCTCAAAGCAGGCTGCCAAATTTGATTACATACTGGCTGGGCATACTGTATCAATTGGAGCATGAGTTAGTACAAGTAACAATCGATTCAACTCTCTCCCACCATGCCTGGTAGGCTTTACGCTGTTCTTCTAGATAATCGCTCTTATCATAAACTTGCCATACCCCTGGCAGTTTATGACCTAGCATTATTTCTGCAATATGAGGCTCAGTAAGATCAGAAAAGTTTGTTCGTGCTGTTCGTCTCAAATCATGAAGAGACCAATGAGGGAATTGATACCCCAAACGCCGCCATGCGTACTGCATTAAATTGTAAGGCAGCGACTGCAATGATGTCCGACCAACGGGTTCCCTGCTTCCTTCCTTAGTAAAAAGCATATCGGAACCATTGTTCATAGAGATAGCGTACTTTATAAGCTCTTCAACCGGTTCAATAATGGGTCGCTTTAGCGGTTCGCCTGTTATCTCCCCAGTCTTATGTCGTTCTGGTGGTACAGTCCATACTTTATTAATGAAATCAAAATCGTCCACCCGGGCAGTAATTAGCTCTGAACTACGGCAACCAAAATGCAGCAATAGTTTAATGAAGGCCCGGTATTTAGGAACCATTCGAGAACCATCGATCGCAGCATAAAGGATTTTAATTTCATCATGTGTCAGAAACCGTTTCTTCTGACCTTTACGGATATCCATATCTTTACCCGTGATATCCGACAGCGGGCGAGTTTCAATGAGCTTTCTCTTATACGCCCAGACATGGGCCTGCTTTGCGTTAATTAGCAATCGGTCTGCTATTGCTGGAGTCTTAGTGCTAAGAGGCTCCAGGACCTCTAACCAATCATGCAATGTAGCTACATCGTGAGGGATACTCCCGATTTTAGAGAACAGGTGCAGTTCAAATGAGCGGAGTATCTGCTCAGAACCTTTTTTATTTTTTACACAATATGCTGCATACCAGGCACGGATCACAGACTCCACCGTCATGGCTTCAGTAGCTTTGCGTTTTTCTACCTGCTTGACCAATCGTGGATTGCGGTTTGACTCGAGTTCACCACGAAGACGGATAACTTCTTCTCTGGCCTCTTTTAATCCAGTTGCCGGGTAAGTTCCGATATCAAGACGCTCACCTTTCCCTGCCCATTGATAACGATATTGGAATACTACGCGACCTTTCGGTGATACTCTGACAGACAGACCATCACGATCGGATTTAACCAAAACCTTATCACGTTCCTTTCCAACGACTGAACGCAACCACGCATCAGACAGCGCCATTACTCACCTTGTACAAATCGCAAAACACCTCTGCTGCTTTGTACATTATGTACAAGCATATGTACAGATTTTTGATGAAAGCAACCTGATCGATTTAAAGTTACATGAAAGAATCTTCAATTAAAAAGTCACACAAATATATGTATTTAAATGATTTATATAACCAAAACTCAATTAACTGAAAGGATTTTGAAAGAGTAAAAGAGCTTTAATTTGGGCTTAATTATTGGGGTGAGAAATAATGGCAAAAGTGCGGCGCTTCGCCACCTCTTGCAAATAAGGAGACAACGTCATAATTCTTTCTTCTTGAGTAAGCGGCATCGCGCCGCGCTTGTTGAAAACGAAAAATTGCGGCTATTTTACCCATCAACGGGGGGGAGGCAA